CAATGTAGCCATGAAACTCGAAAAGAACATCCCTTTGCCCGGTGGCGTTGACCCCCGAGAGCGTTACCCCTTCCCAGATATGGCCGTGGGGGATAGCTTTTTGGTGCTAGACGCTACGTGGATCAAGAATTTGCGCAGCGCGGCGTACATGTACTCGCGCAGGCATCCTGGCACCAGGTTCACGTGCCGCCGGCATGGCGAAGGCTGGCGGCTGTGGAGGGTGGCTTGATGGCTAGTTTAGACGAGAAGTTTTTGGCGGGAAAACGTCTTGGAGGCCGCCCGGCGTCCGTGGAAGAGCGCATCACTGGCCCGGTTAGACCCTACAAGCCCCGTACTTTGTCGCCGCAGGAGTGGAAGTTTGTGGAAGAGTTTGTGGCAGGGGATGGGCATGTCACCCTGAAAGAGGCCGCCCTACGTGCCGGGTATGGCGATACGTGGGCCAAGAGCCGCGCACGGGAGTTGACTGACCCAGACAAGAGTCCACACATTGTTGCCGCGATTCAAGAACGGCGCAGGGAATTGGGCGAAAAGTATGCCACCACGTTTGAGCGGCATATGCGCGACCTACAAATCATCCGCGATCAGGCCCTAGCTGCGGGGGCTTATGGTGCTGCTGTTCAGGCGGAATACCGCCGAGGGCAGGCTTTGGGCACGATCTACATCGACCGCAAAGAGATCAGGCACGGCACGATTGACTCCATGAGTAAAGAAGAGGTGCAGCGCAAGTTGGACGAGATCAAGCGCCTGTATGGGGGCCAAGCCGGGCCCATTGTGGACGTGACCCCCAAGCAGATCGAAGAAGAACCCGAAGAGGAAGAACCAGATGGCCCTGAAACCGGAAGCGACCCTGTACAAGAGGGTCAGGGAAAATATCCCAAACTGCCATTTCACCCGGATTGAATCCCGTGTGAACCTGGGCATCCCGGACTGCCTGTTGGCATTCCCGCACGGGGTGTTTGTGATGGTGGAGCTCAAGGTCGTCAAGCGGGGCCGCAAAGTGGCTTTATCACCCCATCAGGTGGCTTTTCATATCAAGCACGCTGACCTTAGATGTCCGACCTACATCTTGGTTCAGTATTACCCGCCGGGGGCTATGCAAGCGAGTAAGTCCGAGTTGCTCCTGTATTGTGGGGAGCAGGCTTTGGATGTAGCGCGGCTAGGAATTGACACCCCGGCCTTGGCCCGTTGGCCGTGGACGGGGGTGTCGTGGGCTGAGATGCGAAAACATTTAGTGGACAGTTGACTTGTCTATAAAGTTGTGTTAAGATCATGAACACCTAGACGTCCTAGGCAACATAGAAAGAGAGAAAGACCATGAACTTGACTGAATATGATGGGGTTGAAATGCACCCTGTCGCCCGCGAAGTGATAGATGGCATAGAGTGCTTTGAGCAATGCGATCGAGATTACCCCAACATCCATTATTGGAGCGTTTACCTGCACATGGTAGAGGGGGGGATCACTTGCATTGCCGATTGTCCTAACGAAGAAACCGCCTTGTTTGTTGAACGGGCGGTAGAAGCGCTGCTCTTCCAAGAAAGGGCAACGAAATGAAGACATCAGAACTATCAGGTTCCGCCCTTGATTGGGCGGTGCAACAATGTGAGGGCACTCGCAAAGACATCGATTTTGCGTGGTGGACAGAGGATTACACACCGTCAACTAACTGGGCACAGGGTGGGCCAATCATTGAGCGCGAAGGAATCAATCTGGATAACTACGCCAAAAACCCACAATGGAGCGCATGGACACCCGCACCAGATCAAGCAACAGGAGAGGCGCAAGCATACGGCCCCACACCCCTGATCGCAGCCATGCGCTGCTACGTTGCCAGCAAGCTGGGCGACACCGTAGATGTGCCAAAGGAGATTGATGCGAAGGTCTGACCGTCTGGCGCTTAACCGCGCCCTAAACAAGCCGCCCCCTAAGCCCCCTGACGACAAAACACAAAAAGGTCTGATTGTTCGTCTGTTAGGCTTTTGGTTGTTCCATAAACTACTTGGAGGCGATAGATAGGTTTTGAACGTAAGAACGGCCCCTGAAGGGGCCGTTTTACTTGAGGCAGGGGTTAGGGCTGTCTACTGCTTAATTACGGGCTTAATGCGTAATTCGCTACGGTCTACGGCTATTCCCGCGCGGGAGCATTCAAGCAAGTGGTCGTCAATTCCCTGTTGCGCTTGTAGGGCAGTAGAAAACGTCAATTCCTTTTCGTCCTCAGTCCACACGTTTTCCCACCCATAAATGAATCGGGTCTGCACCTCAAACACGGTTGGCCTCCGTGTCTATTTCGATGGACTCAATGTCCCATGCCCCATCATCCCGGTAGTAGTCTTGGTCAACCTGCTTCCAAGCCAAAGCCTCGGCCTCATCCTCATTCTCGGCCTCAATGGTGAGGTTGATGTAGGAGGTGCGCTTCAATTCGATCTGGTAAGTTTTCATGCTGTCTCTTCAATCAGTTCAATGTCGCAAACATCGCCCTCACACTGCACACAGGCTCGGGTTGGGTCGAACCAGTCAAGGGCCGTGGCCCCCGCCTCTTCTTTGCTTGAGGCCTCCACCTCGATGGTCTGCCAATAGGACATCACCACTTCAACTTTGTATTTACTCATGCTGTCTCTCCTTGTTTAAACACCTCTTCAGTGTTAAGGTCAACGAACGGGAACTCATCATTCAAAAACGAATTGTCCACATTGATGAGTTCAAGCCTATTGCCTGCACTCCAAACAAATACATTCGCATCAAGGGGCAATGCACTCAATGCAGCGAGTAGGTCTTGTACTTTCATTTACTCCGTCCTTCCTTACGGCCTTGTTCAAAAAGGCGCACATAGTCTTCGCGCTTCTGCGACTGCAACCCCTTTAAACTTTCGTGAAAGGTCATCCACAACCTTAGGGCACGGGGCCCCCTGGCTGTTTCGTAGCGGTAGCCAAGATTGATTAGTTCTGATTCGGTCATGACAAGGCCCAGATAGTCAAGATGTACATGAAGATGGTAGTCAGAATTGCCACCATGAAGTCAAAGGCGGCTTGTGCCCGCTTCTGTCTGCGTTCCAGAGTGAACTGTTCACGCATAGTGAGGGTGTGCTTGTAATATTTCATGCTGTTTCCCCTTTATCAACTGACACCTCTTCATTGTAGGCAAAAGTGCTTGCAACAGGGTCTTCCATCTCTTCCCCATTTTTATAAACAGCTATCCATAAGCCCTCATTGACAGACAGTATGCGGACAGAAAAGCCCTCAACGTCAAACCATGCTGCTCCCTCTTCCAACACATAATCATCATCTTTTAAGTTCATGCTGTTTCTCCCCGTTGTTCGCGCAGCGCGAGTTGCTCAATCATGTCATTACCGCGTTCAATCAGAGTGTCTTCAATGTGTCTGCTATCGACATATTGAAGTTCTTCAGGACTCCAGATAACCACAAGAAACCCTGCATCTCGCATTTGGTATAGTGCGTTAATCCATTCTTGTTTCATGATGTAACCTTTCTTAATGAAAATGTGTAGCTAGTCCCGTCAAGGTGATAATCCCGGCTTTCGCAATTGATATAGCGGCATATACGCAGTTTCCCGCCAATACCAAATTTAACTCTAGCCTGACGTAAGGCCTCCCGCCATGTAGTCGCTAAGACCTCTTTATGCCATGTTCCGTGATCTGAAAATAAGAAGTAGGTCATGCTGTATCCCCTAATTGAATGTATTCCAAAACCTGTTTCATACCGTCAGCAGACACTGACCATTCAGGGACACCTCCATCAAGGCAAAGCCCCCTTCCGTATCCCCCATTCTCTGTCAGGGTAGAAACATAGTATCTAGATACAAATTGCCCCCTTCCCATAAAGTCAGGGAAGTCATAGCGGCTGTCATAGAACTCCACCATTGGGGCGCTGTCATTTGTAAGACAATCTTTGCGCCCGTACTTGTCTCCCGTATTGACAATGCGGACATTAAATTTTTCAATTTTTATCATGCTGTCTTCTCCAATAATTCCCGTAAGTTTTTTGCGGTATGACGATAGGTTTTCCCGTTATGACAAGCAGTTACACCCCCTTTGTCATTCGTTATGACGTAGACACGCCTGATGTTTCTTCCGTCTCCCCGTATATCGGCAAAGTACGTGTACCCCTTCATAGGGTATGACACACTATTACGTGTGTTAACAGTCTCACAAAGATTGTCAATGGTTGTTTTACGCATGGTGTCAACCTCTTGGCCCATATGAACGAGATTCATCAGTGGCGCAATTTTTGGCCTCTTCTCCCCGTTCAATTGCATCAAAGACAATTGACTTGTCATAGTCACTTGTCACACTTGGACAGGGATAATGTCCTGATAGACACTCGAAACACTCCTGAAAAAACTGTACATAGTCATACGCGGGCCCATTACGTTTTTCCCACTCTTCTAGCGTCATAGTGTCTTCAATTTGGTCTTCAAGTACTCTAACCTTTTCTTCCAATTCCACAATTTGGGCCAATAGGTCAGCCGTGCGAACGTCTCCCGTTAGATACGCGAGTTGTTCTTGGTCTTGAATGGTGTATGCGGCATTCATGTCAATGCTCCTTCTTCCGTAAATTCATAGTCATTTGCCCGTATTGATTCGACAATTGCTTCATCACTAAAGTAGTAGTCAATGTCCTTTGACACTGTTGACACAAATGCTTCAATTGCAGTCTCAAAGGCGTGATTTGCGTCTCCTGTCCTTTTGAATTCATTAAAAAAGGTGTAACGTAGGTCACAATCAAAGCAAAACCCTGTCGGCATTGCTTCCCTGTCAAATGAAGACAGTTTTACCCCTCTAAAGTGTCTTGTTGTTGCGTCTGTAGAGACAAATGCGCGATAGTCATTCGACAGGCAATAGTCTGTAACTTTTACGTTAAATTCATCACAAAAAGCCCTTAGACTGTCTTTGCATTCAGTAAACCAAGGGTATTTAGTTATTTCCCGCATTTTTTCTATAGCCTTTTCTTTTGCCCCTCCCGGCAATTCATCAAAGGCGTAAATTGTGGTTTCGATTGTTCGCATGGTGCGCCCCTCAAATTGATTTGACGTTAAAAAACCGCGTTTCTTCGTCTTCGTAACCCGATAGAAACGCACAAATACACGCATTCAAGGCCCTATACTTTGACAAGTCTCCCGTGTCAAAGTCTTTGCGAAACCTAAGGCCCATTTCCCGTGAGACTTTCCGAATAGCCCCTAATTCACTCTTCGCGTGAACCTTGAAACGGGTTACCCATGAATAATTTGCTTCGTCTCCAAAAGTGTCTGTCACTTCGATATAAAAAATGTTTTTCATAATGTCACTCCTTGAATGAATCGGTTAGGTTCAATACAGATACACACTATGCGTTCAAATTTGGGCGCATCAACCGTGTGCACAATTACGTTTCTTCCCGTGTGTGTGTAACTTTCCACACGTACGGTTTTCCCGTGTACTTGAATGATTTGGCCAATTTTGTATTGGGCCTTAGGTATAAATGCGAATCTCATAGGTTCACCTCTACAATTGTTTTCTGGTTTCCATGAACAACGTACGTTGTTCCAATGTTAGAAAAAATGGCGCAATACACTCTTCGCCATTTTTGGTCAATGGTTCGCACCATGTAGCGTGTAGGTATCTTTGCCCCATAGCCACTAGCGGTATAGGACAGGCCCCTTTTTTGCCACTCCAACTCATGAACCCGTACGGAAGGCCCATTACATGGAAGGCGAACCAATTGCCCCATAAGGGGCCCTTCTTTGACAGTTTCAAAATTCATGGCGTACCTCTTTAACGTAGTTCGCGAGACGGGATATATCCATACTCCCGCATGAATTCGTTAACCGTTAGATTTTTGGCCTTGTAAGTTTCGCCACACTTCCAAGATTCGACAGCATTGGCCCCATATCGCGGTTTAGTGGTGCGGATGTTGATGTAACGCATCTCGGGACGGCTATGCGCTGCCCGTTCAATTTGTTCCGCTTGCTGCCAAGTCTCGCATTCAATAATCAATTTATTGGTCTTGCATTGGGCAGCGCCCCAACCAGACATAAATTTGTCGGTCATAGTTACGTAGAGCATGAGGGTTCTCCTGTTGTTGAGGCCTCTACCTTAAATCAACTCATGTCAACTTGTCAACTCTTTTTGTGAGGGTATCCGAAAATTTTTCTAACTATGCGTTTTTTGCATAACCTTCCCTTCCCGGTTTTTTCTAAACCCGTCTCGCGGTTCGCGGTTGGTTCACCTTTGAAGTGTGTGGCGTGTATCACGTTACATGGCGCATGGTTCGCGGTTCGCGCATGGTGTAGCGTGTTTCGCGTCTCCCGGTTCGCGGTTCGCGTCTCCCGGTTCGCGATTCCTGGAGGGCTTGCGTACGGTTCGCGGTTCGCGGTTTACGCATGGTGTCTCGCGTCTCATGGTGCATGGTGCATGGTGCATGGTGCATGGTTCGCGGGCCCCGGTTCATGCGCCCCGGCGCGTAAGTGAGTACCCACTCACCCCGGGGCCAGAAAAAAGGGCCCTGTCGCGGGCTGCGCGGGCATTTGCCCGATTTCACACGCTAGGTTTCACGTGAAACACTTTTCAGGCCCAAAGGAAAAAGGGCCCCCTTTGTCAACAAAGTCAACTTGTGTCAAAATTTATGCAAATTTCAAACGAAACGGACTTCCATGATCCCTGACGATGTAGACGCTGACCGGCTGCGCCTTGAGTACCGGCTCGCGCAGCTTGAAACGCAAGAAAAGGCCAAGACCAACTTCATCGACTTCGTTCGGTACGTGTGGCCCCAGGCCTTGATCGGTGAGCACCACAACGTGATGGCCAAAGCTTTTGACCGGATTGCCAACGGCACTTTGAAGCGCTTGATCATCAACATGCCGCCTCGGCACACGAAGTCTGAGTTTGCGTCCTATCTGCTGCCGGCGTATCTCATGGGCCGTGATCCGCGAACCAAGGCCATTGAGGCGACGCACAACAGCGAGCTCGCCGTGCGCTTTGGCCGCAAGGTGCGTGACCTGATGGACATGGACACGTACAAGGAGGTGTTCCCGGATGTGACCTTGAAGCAGGACAGCAAGGCGGCTGGCCGGTGGGACACGAACCTGGGCGGGGAATACTTTGCTGTTGGTGTGGGCGGCGCGATGACGGGCCGTGGTGCGAACGTCTTGATCATTGACGACCCGCATTCGGAGCAGGACGCGATGAGTGAGTTGGCGTTGGACAACTGCTGGGAGTGGTACAGCTCTGGCCCGCGTACGCGACTCCAGCCGGGTGGTGCGGTGGTGATTGTGATGACGCGCTGGGGGACGAAGGATTTGACGGCGAGGTTGATCAAGGCGCAGAAATCGCGGAACGCGGACCAGTGGGAGGTGATCGAGTTCCCTGCCATCTTGCCGTCTGGCCGACCACTTTGGCCGGGGTTTTGGAAGCTGGAGGAGTTGGAGGGTGTCAAAGCCAGCTTGTCAGTCCAGAAGTGGAACGCGATGTATCAGCAGCAGCCCACGAACGACGAGGGTGCCATTCTGAAGAGGGAGTGGTGGAAAGTCTGGCCAAAGGACGATCCGCCTATTGTTAACTATATTATTCAATCTATGGACACGGCGTACTCCAAGAAGGAGACGGCGGACTATTCTGTCATCACGACGTGGGGCGTGTTTTATTTGAACGAGGATGCGGGGGCGTCGATCATCTTGCTCGATGTCAAGCGCGGGCGCTGGGACTTTCCAGAGCTCAAGCGTATTGCGAAGGAGCAGTATGACATTTGGCAGCCGGACAACGTGTTGATTGAGGCGAAGGCCACGGGCACAACGCTGCAGCAGGAGCTGAGGAAGATGAGCATCCCGGTGACGATGTATTCGCCGGGTGGGCGGCGCGCGGGCCAGGACAAGGTGTCCAGGGCCAACGCGATTGCGCCGGTGTTCGAGGCGGGGATGGTCTGGGCCCCGGACACGGAGTGGGCGGAGCTGTTGGTGGAGGAGTGTGCGGCGTTCCCGAACGGCGACAACGACGACATGGTGGACAGCACGGTGATGGCGATGGACAGGTTCCGGCGGGGCAACTTTATCAGCTTGAACACGGACGATCAGGACGAGGGCAGTAGCGCGGAGGGCACACTTGTGCCGGAGTACTATTGAGCCGTAAAATAGGGGCAACTTATGGGCAGGAGCCAGTATGAACAGAGTGTATTCAACAGCTGAGATGAATGCTCCGGGGATCAGTGAGAGCACCCGTAGACAGATGGAGCAGAATAATGCTGCTGTGCGCGCTTTTCAACAACAGCAGGCTGCGGAAAAGGCTTTAAGAGATGCTCGGAATGCAGCAAGTGCTGCTTTGACTGCAAGAAGACCAATTACAAAAACGCCGATTGTAAGGACGCCGATTGTAAGGACGCCGATTGTAAGGACGCCGATTGTAAGGACGCCTGCTCCGACTTCAAACCGGCCTGGGCAGGTTAATTCAAATATTCCTGCAGGAACGTCAGCTCTGCCTTCGTACACTCCGCCTTCGTACACTCCGCCTTCGTACACTCCGCCTTCAACCCTGCCAGGACAAGTAAATTCGGGCAGCGGGTCGACGATTGGCACATCCATGGGTGATACGTTCCGGTTGCCTACGGGCAGCGGGTCGACGATTGGCACATCCATGGGTGATACGTTCC